TGTGCTTTGCTGTCTGCGGCGATCAGTAATTCGGGCAGATCAGTTCAGCGATACCGTTGCTGTCCGGCGGGGAATTGAACGAGAAGCCGTTGCCGAGCGAGAGGGTGTTGCCCGCGCTGGCCACGATCTCGAAGCCGCCCTGAGTATGGCCACCGCCGGAAGCTGCCGCCCAGATGAACACCGCGCCGCCCTTGACGCAAGCGCCGTTCACTTGAACCATGATGTAGCCGCCGCGAAGAACGTCGATCGGCTGCACCGACGGAGGGGTAATACCACCGTAAGGCACAGCGCCGTACGGCTGGCTGGTCGTGGCCTGCTGGATCGGATACGGGCGAGCCGTGACGCCCCAGATGTTGGTGAGCGCGACATCACCAGCCTGGATCGGGCGCACGCCGCCGTTCGAACCGTTGGTCGCGTCGACGACGACGGGAACGCCGTAGCCGTTGACCGGGTTGACCGGCGAGTTCAAGCACGGCTGAATCGAAGCCGGGTGGCCACGGTTCACGTCGCCAGCAACGCCAGCGCCCATGCGGAACTGGATCGAAGTATCAACCGTACGGTGCCGACCGAGCGACCGGCGAAGCACGGCGGGCGCTGCCGGAACGAACAGGCCCTTCGCATTTTTCGCATAAGACATAAGAGAAAGCTCCTTGTGCTCTCTGATTTGGTTGCAGTTAAGAAGACACTAGCGCTAGCTTAGTGGCGAGCGTAGTGCTCCTTGTTGATCTTGTTGATATCCGACAGCGACTGGATACGCCCGCCGCCAGTGGTGCTGTGACCGCCGCCCTGCTCGAAAGCCGAACGATCGGTGGCCCGGCGATTGTTACCCTCGCCCGCTGCCGAAGAAACAGCGTTGAAGAGCACGCGGGTCTGACCCATCGGCAGCTTCTTGCTGTCGTAGGTCCGGCCGCTGAGCGCCGTATCGATCAGGCCGCGCGTTTCCGGCTTGTTGTAAGCCAGATCAAGCGCGGTACGACGCAGACGGTCGATCGACTTGATCGTGGCAACCGGCGACGCTTTGGCGTCGTAAGTCGGCAGACGAATGCCCGGGGCGAGAACTTCCGCCTTGGACAGAGTGTCCTGGAACGCGTCGGAGAGGAACGCGCTGTCGCGGGCCTTGCGGGCGCGGTCAGCGGTGCCGGGAGGAGCTTCGAACTCAAGCTCGCCCAGGATTTCCCGGTTGGCTTCATCGCGACGATCGCGCGAACGGCGGTCGTCGTGACGACGGTCACGGCGGTCGTGGCTGTCCATTTCCAGGTTCTCTTCCTCGCCGGTGCCTTCCGGTCCGAGTTCTTCTTCGTTGTCGTCGTGGCGGCGATCGTCATGACGACGGTCTTCGCTGTGCTCGGGCTCTTCGCCCTCTTCCTTGGCCCACTTCGCGAAGCCCTTGTTCATTTCGTCCTGCATCTTTGCAAAACGAGCGTCATTGGCTTCCTGGGCCTTCTTGAACCACGGCGGGGCCTCTTCCTCGCTGTCACGCGAGCGACGATCGAAGCCCGGCGGGTCCTTTTCCGGGAGCTCGCCCATCGACGCGTCGAAGTGCCGACGATCTTCGTTGTGCTCGGGGATGTGATTGTGGACCTCGATCGTATCCGGCTCCTCTTCGTCGCCCACGTGCTCTTCGAGTTCCTCAAGAGCCTCGTCGAATGCACGCGCGTCGTTGGCCGTGAAAGCCCGCGACAAGCGGCGGAACATGGTACCAATACCTTTATGCTTCGCCATAAGTTGTCTCCTCTGGCGGTTAAGTGCGGTCGCTGGTTATGTTAGGCGTAGGCCAGCGACCGCTGACGACCAACGCCAAAACGAGTTGTCGAAAACTCAACGCTTGAAACGCCTGAGCAACCGGCGGACCCGTGCCGCCCTTTCGGGCGTGAAGAACTCTTCCCGTTTTGCAACGGGAAGCGCCTCATCCACGGTCTTTCGATCGCCAATGGCGCAGAAGGGACCACAACGGCCCGCTTTAACAAGAGCGAGGTGGTTGTACCTGATCTTGACTTGTTCACCTCGCCCCTTGATAGGCTCTCCAGTATCTCTGTCGAGAAGCTGAAGATATTCCGGGTTGTACCCGCACGACACTTCGCGTTTACCCGCTTCAATGTCGCGAATCGTTTCCTCGTCGTAGACGATCAGGTCCACGAGCAGGAAGTCCGCAGTTTCGCCCTCGCCTCGCCTCGGGTTAACAACCGTGCCCTTGGTGTACATTTTCCAATTGCGCGGGTCGACGTCGGCAGGCGGATGATCGTCCGTGATTGGCTTGCCGTTGATCGACGCCATAGAGCGCGGGTCGAAGACTTCAGCGGCAGAGCGCGTTACGCGGACAGCACCGTCACGACCAGCGCCTAACTCAGGCGGAACTTCATTCGGTCCGTAGAGCATCTCGCCAATGCGCGCGGCGGGAACGTCGTAGCAGATCAGGAAGCCCTCGGGGGTGCGCTCGCGGTTAGGGCCAAGGCTTTCTGCCGTGTAGTACTCGATATCCCGGGTGCGGTCGATCGCGCGGTACTTGAAGCTAGTGTCGCGCGCCGGCAAGGTCGCGCTCGTCTCGTACTTGTCGTTGGAGGTGTCCTCAAGACGCTCCACTTCCCAGCCGTCGTCGTTAAGGCGCTGCTCTGGCGCGACGAGGTCAGCGATCGACAGGTCCTTAATCGGCCCGTCGCTCTCCAGTGTGAGCACGCCACCGCGTGAAACGATCTTCGCTTCGAAGCTGTTGCCCTCGGGGTTGCTGATCTTGTAACGGCGAACGACGCCTTCTAGAGCGGCATCGTGGGCGTTGTGCTTCCAACCGTCGCCGTCGCCGTCAGACAGATACGCGTGATCGTAAATTTCCTGCATCTGCCGCTCCAGCTTTTCGAGCACCGCCATTGTCGGGTTCACAAGCTCGCGAATTTGCTCGTAGACCGCATGACACAGGTTGTTCTTGGCGTTCACCATGTGCTTGGAATTGAACTGAACTTCGGCGACCAGACCTTCTGGCGTGCGGTAGTTGATCAGGATATCGCGGTAGCCGCCCTTGATCTGGTCGACGTAGCGGTCCTTGACGCGCAGAATGTTGTCGCCGTGCTCCGCGATAAAGTCAGCGGCGGCGCGGCGCGTGTTTTCGATCTTGTCGGAGACGACTGTGCCTCGAATAACATCACGCAGAAGCGTTACATCTCCGCCAAGCTCGCTCTTAAGTTTGCGCTCGGCTGAACTCCGCGTCTTCAGGCTAGTGCCACCCTCGCCGTTCTGCTGGAACTTCGCTTCAGAACTGTACTTATTCGCGATTGATTCAAGGGCGCTTTTGAAACCCGATTCCGCTTTCTTGGCTTTCTCGTAAAGCTCATCAATACTCTTAACCGGCTGTGTTGTGTCGCCCTTAGCAACACGCGAGAGGTTGCCCTTGAAGTCGGGCTGGGGTTCGGAGCCGTGGCCCGTGCCCTTCTCGATCGTTCCCGGCTTGCCGCCACCTCCGGAAGACGAGAACTGACCCGCGTTGCCAGGCTGGCCGCGCGGGTGCTCGCTTTCGTGGAACTCGTCTGTGGCTTCAATCAGTGACACGACTTAGAGCTCCTTAACGGCAGAAAGCATGTTGATGAAGAACCGCCCGGTCGCGTCGGGCTGCAGACTGTAACTCATCAGAATGCCCTCGCTCTTGGCCTTAGTCATCAGTTCGCAAATCGGCGCAGCGAGAGCAGCCAACTGATCTTTGTATTCGCGCGCCTTCTCAACGTCGCTCTTGCTCGGGACAAGCTGCGGCGGGCGCGGCGGGTGGCGGCTTAATTCTGTGTCAGCAACCATTGTCGTGTTCCAGTTTTGTTGAGAGATTTGAGCAGGGCGAGAGCGCTGGCCCCCGGGCTCATTCCCGGTCCGCTTCGCGCCCTCGCTGATTCAACCTGATTTCAGACAGACGATTGACGCGCTTGGGGTAAAGCCAAAACTCCCCGAGCCTCTCGGGTCCCCTACTGATCAGGAGCGTGTATTTGCTGAGCGCTGCTTCGCCGCTAACAGCAGTGGAACGGGAACCACGATTTGCGACGCACCACACAAACGCCGCAAATTTAGAAGAGTGAACCGATTACTGTTCGGTCCACTCGAAGGTAATATTGCCGGTCGGACCCGACGTGGTGAACGTGCCCGGGTAATTGACGCAGAGCGACTGTGCCGTACCGCGCAAGGTCGGCGCGCGGCTGAGCGACGAGTTCGGCGTCCAAGAGGCGTCGAAGCCCGAGACCGTGGTGACCGCAACGAACGACAGGCCCCAGGAACGCATTGTGACGCCAGTGCCGGCGGTCGGAACGGCAGTGTACGCGTTGAGCACAGCGGTCGCAGCGGTGCCGGTTCCGGTGCCGGTATCAAGCTGCGCGATCGACGGCTGGCTCGACGTACCGCCCGTGTTGGCGGTGGTACGTTTCACAAGCGCGACGGAATTGGCCGCCGCCTGTGCGGTGGTGTCGAAGGCGCTGTAGGTGACGCGGGTCACCCGGATAGTCTTGGATGCCGAGCCGACGAGGCAGGCAGCGTCGCCGTTGCCGGGGTTGACGACGTTGACGACGGAAGCGCTGTAAGTATTGCGCTGCGTCACTGGGGTCTGGAATGAAGGAACCTGAGCGAAAGCCGCTCCAACAAACGCCGCGCTCGCGAGCGCGGAAATGAGGACACTCTTCAGCGTCCTCTTTGCAAAGTAATGAATACGCATGATGCGTCCTCTTTTGGTTTACGGGGGAAACTACCCTAGCGATTGTTCGATAGGGGATCAGTATGTTGTGGTAAGCTCGGTGCTCCCGCTCGAAAGCGATTGCCAACGACGAGAGTGGGGACGGATGGAATAGTCAGGAGGCTCGGGGCAAGCGATAAGATCGCTGGAGAGGCGACAAGGCCGCCAACTTCTCCAAAGCCCTAAACCGAAAGCCGGATGTGTCGGTTCGATTCCGGCAGCGCCCCTAGCACCGAGCGATTTTCTCTTATAATTTGCGAACCTGCTTCAGTTCGACAACCGCCTCCATCGGCCTGTTACCGCTCTTCCAAGCGATCATCAGGCAGGGGTAAGGCGTGCAAACGTCGGGCGGGTCAATGTCGACGACAAGATGGGGAAGCCGCGACCCAACCGGGAACTCGACCCAGTCACCTACCCCAATCGTCTTCCGCCTAGGCAAGAAACACCTCTTCAATCGCGCTACGAAGCCCTCCCAGAGGTCCAAGCGCCTTGACCGTCTAGCGGCGCGCTGCTGAGCTTTGAGCTCCTCCTGACGCCGCCGTATCACTTCCTCTAGGCTACTCATCGACCGGCTCCGCTCTGAACCGACTGGCCCTAGTCGGACTTGCGTTCGTCACGCGGCGCTTACGCCCAACGGCGGGGTGACGCTCGCCGGGCAAGACGACTTCAGCCCAGCAGCGACAGTTATAAATCCCGCCCGGATGCGACCGCTCGCCATTCTCGCCTGTAACCGGCGGGTCATCCCAGCGGAAGAACTTGCCCTCTAACTTGCGGTGTCGATCGCGGACGTCAATGTCCATCGACGTTCGCCAGATATACCCCTCGGACCCGACGCTCTCGGCTCGGACCTGCTGGAGAATACCGGCGGTGCGCGAGGTCTCTGTTCGCGCAATCAAGTTGGCGCGGCTTTTGGTGACCTCGCCGGTATTCATGATGCGCTTGGCGAACTCGTTCGCCCGAATGCCGCGCGTCATGAACTCGATGCTGTATTTCTCGACGCGCTGTGCCGCCTCAAGAGGCAGCGAGGAGATCAGTGAAGCCGCCTCGTAGACCCGCTCACGAGCCGCGACGCCTAGCGGGCCTCGCGCAAAATCAGTCTTGAGCAGGTTGCCCATCTCGCGGGACTTGTCGAACCAGAACTTCTCGTCACGTCGGGCGACGTCGGCGACCATTCGCTGCGCTGTCGCCTTGGCCCACTGTTGAAGTGATTGGCCGTAACGCTCTAGCTCGCGGCGGAGCTTAGCGGAGGAGCCCATAGGCGCATCCGCTTTGAACGTCGCTCGTGTAAGATCAGCGCATCGCTTTGCGACGCGCCGAAGATTGCGGGCGAATTGTTGTTCCGCCCGTTGCGCCCGCTTCCACTGGCGCTCCTGGGCGCGCGTGTCGCGTCGGGGCATGTCATCCCTTATAGCTCTCGGAAGGCAATTGCGCGACCTACGTAGCGAAGTCGTAGCCTGACACCGTGACCGTCATTGCCGCTCAAGACGAGCGCCCGGCCTTGTGCGTCGACGTCGGACTTCATCACTCCCACGTGGTGCGACCAGACAACGATTGCTCCGGTGTGCGGCCCTGCGCGATGTCCGACAGACGCCCATCGCCGGGCAAGGTTGAGCGATCGGTCGTGAAGACCAAAGTAATGCCGAAGATAGCAACCACACCAAGCAATCCCGTAGCAATCGCTAGGGCGGCTGTGACCAGGAAACTCACGGGCGGCGGAATGGGTTCGCCCGCCGAAGAGCATGGGTGGCTGTTGGTGCAGTTCACCGCCTCCAAAGGAAAAGAAGCCGAAAGCGGGCTGTACTGGTCCTGCTGGTGCATAAGCAAGCGCGTCGCGAAAGTGGTGATGATAGTGACGATGCCCTCGCGCTTCAGCCGGTGAAGAAACAAGAGCGATCAGCAAGAGCAAAACAAAGTACCGTATCATTGGAAGTAGTTCCTCTCAATCTGTTTGGCCTCGACTTCGGTCTTCGAAGACGTAGGTAACCGGCACTGGCAACTTCGATTGCTGGAAGACGTCAAACGCGTCGGCTACTGACATCGCGCTGTTCCTTTTTATAATAACCCTCAACCTTCTTGACGTGCCAGCCGCTCTCCATCATCGCACGATGGTCAGGTAGCCGGCGTAGCTGAGCATGAACAAACTCACCATACGGAGGGTGCCCGCGAGGGTCCACTTCGACGTTAGGAACCGTGTAATGTCGTGTCTCGATAATCTCGCGCCCCATCGGCCCCTTGCCGTAGGTTGCGTCAATCCCGAGTTCGGCCTTAGCGTATCCAGAGCCCGCGCGATCATGCGAATGTTCGCGGCAGTCGTTACAAGTTCCGCCGCAAGAGCATCCGCCGGGGCCATGATCATGTGCCCCGCCCGTCGCCCGGAACTGACCGATGCTGCGGGTCATGTAATTGTGCAGAACTACGCGAGCCATTTTCTTCCTCGTTGTCCCAAGCCACATAGAAGGCTTTGAAATTGTCGAAGTCCGGCTTCTCCATATACCAGCCGTAACCGTGAGCAGTCTTTAGTTCAATGTTAAACGGCCGCAGTCTCTTCCTGATCCGAGCGATGAACTGCCGAATAGTCAGCATGGGGTCACGTGGTTGGTCGCCCTCAGCGCGCCCTCCGTAGAGCAAGTGAATGATCTGCTCCGATCTAACTGATCGGTTCGAACTCTCTACCAACGCGACGGCAATGGTCTCCTCGGCTGGCCAAAAGTTGATCTTGGGGAAGCGCTTGACTG